ATTCAGGCTCAAATGGCATTAGAGGACTATTTAAAAAGACATGTAACTGAATTTGACAGGTTAATAGTAAATAGTTGTAAAGTAGATACTCTCGGCAATTTGTTTAGTATGTTTGGATGTGAGACCCCATTTAGATAAACAACCATGAGAATAAAAGACAATACAAAGACAAAAGCAGTAACTAAAAAAACAAACAAAATGGAAGAAATTGAATTAAAACAAGGGTGTACTTATATTATTAAAGGTATTGTGCCAGAAAACGAGAACCTTATTTCTAAGTGTAAAATATTAGAAGTAACCGAGACTACTTATTTGCTTAATGATTTAGATGAAGATGAAAAATTCAGGGTTGGTAAAGATGTTTATTTAGAAGTTTTTAAAGCCATTGAATTAATTGAAGATTTTGAGATAACACTTAATCGTGAAGTTGGAAATGATAACGTACAACCATGTAAAGAATAAAATAAATTTTGATATTAAATAAAAAAAGATTAACTTTGGTGATTAAATAACTAAAATATAAAATTATGTTTGGAATTAATGAATTAAAAAGAGATGTAAAAGAATTAATAATAGACAGTATTAATTTAAAAGAAGCAAATAATAGATTACAAGATAATGTTTGGATGTTAAGTAATCCGCCTAAGTATGAATTAGGACAAAAGGTAAAAAACGTTTTAATTACTAAAAGAGAATTTGTGAGAAATCGCATTGCCTATACTACGCTTGGTTGTATTAAATTTGAAAATGCTTGGAAATATATAACCTATGATTTTGAAAGTAAGGAAATAAAAAGTATGACAGAGAATGAACTTAGTGAGTTAATAAAAGCTAAATAAAAAGTCATGAACGAAGACCTAATACGATTAATAAGCGAAAGTTTAAACGATTATCGCAGAGATATGCGAAAGGCTGGAAAATCATTAGAGAAAAAAGCAGACGTAACCAGGATGACAGCTATTGGATTAATTACGTTTGTCGAAGGGGAACTTAAGAGGGAAATAAAATAATATTAACTAAAAATAAAAAAGATGAAAATTTACACAGGAAATTTTGCAAACGTAAAAAAATACCAAGCAAGAAATTTAGAGCCGATTAGTATAGCATTGTCGGCAAAGTATTTTGGTGGTTCATTATACAGACCATTAAATCCAGAATGGAGTTTTAAAGATTACGGAGAGAAACAATACATTCCGCTTTATAATAAAAAGGTTGAAAAATTAGACGCCTTAAAAGTGTTAGAAGATTTAACAAAGTTGTCGCAAGGTAGAGATATTGTTTTATGTTGCCACGAAAAAGAAGGGGATTTTTGTCATAGGAGATTAGCCGCTGAGTGGTTACAAAAAGAATTAAACATAGAAGTTAAGGAATTGGGTAAATGCGAAGCAAAGCAAGAAGTTTTATTTTAAATGAATAATAAATATAGTATTAGCGGATTTGGTGTAAAGGCTGCATGTTATACATCCAGCAAGTAACAGATTTATTAACTTTAGCATTTGATAAAGGATTTAAAAGTCCGGGACAAGCATTTGGAAAATTTTTAGAAATAATACAAGAGAATGAAGACTTAATAAAAAGATAATGGGAGCAGGAGTAAAGTATGATAAAAATACGTTTCCTTTGTTAGCTGAGAAATATGCAAGGAAGGGATTAAGTGATAAGCAGATTGCAACAAATTTAGGAATTTGTCCGCAAAGTTATTACACTTATCAAAAAAAACATGTAGAGTTTTTAGAGGCAATAAAAAGAGGAAAGAGCCCCGTTGATATTCAGGTAGAGAATGCTGTGTTAAAAAGAGCGTTAGGCTATACTTACGAGGAGAAACAAACAGAATTTGAATTAGACGCAAAAGGTGTTCCAAGCCCAAAAAGGGTTAAAATAACAAAAAAAGAAGTTATTCCAGACCTTGGCTCTGCTGCTTTTTGGTTAAAAAATAGAAATTCAAAAGAGTGGAAAGATAAACAAGACGTTAATTTTACAGATGACAGAAAAATAGTAGCTGATTTATTCCCTAAAGATATCGAAGAAAAAGACAAAGATTTTGACGGAACGGAAGATAAATAAAAATTTAGTTCATTTAATTCAATCTTTTAAAGCAGGATATGAAGGTGATGTTTTAGAGGGAGGGAGTAGGAGCGGAAAAACATGGTCGAGTGTTGATTTTATAATGTTTCTTTGTTCTAAGGTCGAAAGAAACGCTACAATACATATTTTAAGAGAAACCTATCAATCATTTAAAACATCATTATTCGAGGATTTTCAAAGGCGGTTACCGATGTATGGTATAAAAAACCATCCATTTGGAACAGTTCAAAACATATCACAATATAATTTATTAGGAAACAATTTGCATTTTTTAAGTGCAGACAAACCAACAAAGGCGTTAGGTTCGGGATGTGATTATTTTTTTGGTAATGAAGCATTAGAAATAAGCAAAGCAATATTTGACCAGAAAGAGCAAAGATGTAGAAAATTTTGGTGGTTAGATTACAATCCTTTTTATACTCAACATTGGATTTTTGATAATGTATTAAAACGCGAGGATGTTGCTTTTTGTCATTCTACAATGTTAGACAATCCGTTTATTTCTAAGAAAGAAAGAAAGAAAATTTTATCTTACGAAGGCACAAAATTTAATATAACTCAGGGGACTGCCGATAAATTCCTGTGGGAAGTTTATGGACTGGGTATTAAGGCTGCGATGCAAGGCAGAATATTTAAAAATGTTGATTATATTGATGAGTTTCCTAATCTTGCCTATACTTATGGAATGGACTTTGGATTTACAAGCGACCCAAACGCTATTGTTAAATGTGCAGAAGACGGCGACGATTTGTATTATCAATTAGAAAGCTATGTACCTATGGAAACTCCGGAAATAATACACGAGTATGCTTTAGCAAGAAAAATTGATATACACGTACCAATTACAGCCGATAGTGCTGATAAATACACAGGAGAAAATAAAGGTACTGTAGAAATGGTTGAAGGATTAAAAAAATTAGGTTGGCGAATTGATAAAGTAAGCAAAACAAAATCGGTAATGTATTGGTTGCTGCAGATGAAACAAAAAAGAATACACATTGTTAAAAATGATTTTTACGGTGATGCTAAAAATGAAGCTGAAAAATATCATTTTCAAGAAGTAAATGGAATATTGATTAACCAGCCTTATGATAAATTTAACCATTTTTGGGATGCTGCGAGATATGACTTTATGGGTAGAAGGCAATTAAAAGGTTTTAACTATCAATAATTTTGTTTTATTCATTTAAAAATTGTATATTTGGTAATAATTAAAACTTTAAAAAATGACAGATATTATAGAAGAAAAAAAAAGATTTGAATTTAATCAATGTTTTACTCAGTTTAGATTTGAAATTGGATATGATTATTCAAAATTTTCGAGTAAACCAAATTTAATATTTTTATCTATTGCGTTTTGGTATATTGATTTTGCTTGGTAAAATTAATTAGCAGTAACTTTATATTAATTATTAACTAAAAATAAAAACGATGAACTTAAAAAAATTAAGTAAAGAGAGTTTGTTAGAATTACAGGCTCAGGTTAAAGAAGCTATTAAGACAAAAGAAGATATAGAAAAAAAAGAAGCCGAGAAATATGTTTTAGAATTAAGGGTTCTTAGTGGTCATTTGTGTATCGGTATTGGGATGCGTGGTAATGATGATTGTAGGCTTATTGGTATGATTACAGACGGTGGAAAGTGTGAAATTTTAGACGCATCCGATAGAGTTGGGGCTTATATTGAATGGAGAGGAAACGGAAAACAAATTGATAAATTTGCAAGTATAGATTGGAGAGGTGGCAAATATAGGATTGACAGTGATTTTAATTTGAGAAAATTAGGCATTCGTGGTGGAAAAATTTATGATTTTGAAGGTTGTACATCATGTGCAGCGTGCGAAGACGATAATATTAAAAGATTTTCTCATAATAACAGACCAATTTTATTTTAAACCAAATGGAAAAATTATATTTTATTTTATGGATGTGTTTATTTCCACTAACAGTATCAATCGGACAATATTTCGATGCTAAAAGAAAAATAATGCAAAAGAAAGAACCTTATTCGGACGGAGTAAATGCCTTTGGGTGTTTTATGGCTATTGTCATTTGGTTTGTTGTGGGTGGTATGTTGTATTAATTAAATAATTAATCATGTCAGAGCGAAAAGATTTAATTGAAAAGAATTTATTTATTATAAAGTGGGTTGATTCTAGTTATCCGTCAAATTCACAATGGGAGCTAATAAATGAGATTGAAGAACCGGAACAAATGATTTGTATTTCAGTTGGCTTTATATTAAAGGAAACAAAGAGTGATGTTATTATGATGCCACATATAACAAGTGTTAATAAAGAACGAAATGAGATGTGTGCTTGTGGATTAATGACAATTCCAAAGGTTGCGATATTAAAAAGAACTAAAATAAAATTTAAATTGTAAAAATGGCAGAATGGATATTAATTAAAAGATTAAGCGGAGACCTTACAATGGTTCGTACTAAATTAGAGACAGCCAGTGAAGACCCGTTAACCGAACATGAACAAATTATAAACGAATTAAATAAAGAAAGATTATATGTTGAAACCTTATTATTATCAATTGATGAATTATTGCCAGAAGATAATTTTGTAAGGTTAAGTAATAGTTATAATAAATTAAAAGAAATTTATAAATAATTGAAAATAAATTTTGTTTTAATAAAAATTAGTTGTACATTGCGAATTATTAAAAATGATAAATCATAAAAACTATGATTTTGTGTATTCTAAAAAAGTACAAGATATGATTTGTGATTA